GAAAAATACAAATTAGCTAATAAAAATAAAAAATTTATAGAAAATGATGAGAATAAGAAAATTCTTATAGAACTTTGGGAAAAAGAAATAGGAAAAAATATATTTAAAAAACTAAAAGACAGTAAATATGAAAAACATTTTGAGATTAATGATGTACCTAGTAAAGCTAATTCAATTATTGAAGCGTTTAAAATAATAAAAAAGGAATATGAGGTGAATAGTATAGTCAAATTAAAAGAAATACAAAAGAAAGGAGGTCTAGACAAAAAAATAATAGAAAAAACCATCAAAATAATAAACGTTAGTATTAACAAGGAGATAAGAAAAGAAATAGAAATCTTAAAACAAGAAACACTATATGAAGAAAACTTATATAATGATAGTAATGTGCTGTTTTATGATAGCTCTAATAATAGCATGCAGTACGACAAGAATCCAAGTAAGGGGAGAAAATAAAGGGGTAAAAATAAAAATAGAAAATGCCTTAAAAACAGATTCTACAAGTATAAAAACAAATAATAATTTTTAAAAAAATCAACAATGGAAAAACAATCATTTTTTAGAGTTCAGAAAAAAAACGTAGAAGAAGAAAAGTACGTAATCTGTATTAAAGACGAATTAGCGTCAAAAGAAGAGTTCAACACAAGGGAAGAAGCGGAGCAATATATAGAAAGCAAACCTTGGGAACTAATTTTTAATCTTAATGTATATACAATTCAAGTATTAAAGAACATAGAAGACGAAAAGAAAGGAAAATAAATTATGAAAGTAAATTTAGGAAAAAACACTATCGGAGACAATCAAAAAATGTCCCTAAGTCTGAAAGACTACGAAATGAGTACACACGACCTTAGTTTTGTATTCAGGTCAACAATGGCACCAGGCCTACTAACACCATTTATGAAAGTACCAGCACAAAAAGGCGATATTTTCAGAATCAAATTAATCAACAGAACTTTGACGCATCCGACACTAGGACCATTGTTCGGAAGCTACAAATTACAACACTTCGTATTCTCATGTCCAATCAGATTATATAATAGCTGGCTTCACAATAACAGAACAGGGATAGGGTCAAAAATGAAAGAAGTAAAATTGCCAACATTCACACTTTCAGGAACAGGAGGCGGAGACTCAGCCCGAGGAAATTTCGAAATGAAAACCAACTCCAGCAGTTTACCGTTTTATCTAGGAATAAAAGGAGCAAGAGGGAAAAATATAACAGATAAAGCCGCATTCCAGGGAACACCACTTTTAATGTATTTCGATATATTCAAGAACTATTTTGCCAATACACAAGAAGAATCATTCTATGTAGCAAACGGAGTAGGAGAAGACCCATTAATCCTAAAAGCAACATGGTCAAAGAATACAGAAAATAAAGTATTTTATAGCGAACAAGATTACAGCGCAGAAAATATTTTAGTGACGGGGGAAATGGTATTATCCATAGAAGACAAAACACTAACAAGTGCACAAAAAAGTCTTATATTCCAAAACATGGTGTTGACTTATAAGCTAACAACTGGAGGAACTCCGACAAGCCGCTCAATGGACACGTTAGGTACATGGAACAACGCAGACGAAACATTTGCAATAAATAAAGTGTTAACAGGGAATTGGTATCCTTGCATGTTTTCGCCAGATAAAACAATGTTAAAGAGAGTAATCAAGCTAAAAAAATACAGACTAGAAGAGTTAGAAATACTAAAAGACAGAATCTTAGCTACAAAAGGCGATACCGTATTAGAAATTACAGACGAAAGCGAAGAAACAGGAGTAGGAACAAGTCTATTTAAAGATATTGCCATCAATCCGACAACAATGGCAGGATTAGCTGTAAAAACATACGATAGCGACGTATTCCAAAATTGGGTAAATACGGAACTAATAGATGGTGTACAAGGAATCAACGAAGCAAGTAGCGTAGCTATTGTAGACAATAAATTATCAATGGACGCTCTAAACCTAGCGCAAAAAGTATATGATTTCTTAAATAGAATTGCAGTAAGCGGAAATACATATAAAGATTGGTTAGAGACAGCGTACACAGCAGGTAATTATATCGAAAGACCCGAAACACCTTTGTTCGAGGGAGGAATGACACAATTAATAGAGTTCCAAGAAGTAGTTTCGAACGCAGGAACAGAACAAGAACCTTTAGGAACACTAGCAGGAAGAGGCGTAACCACTCAACAAAGAGGAGATGGAGAAATATATATGAAAATATCCGAACCAAGCTATATAATGGGAATAGTAGCAATCACTCCAATGATAGACTATAGTCAAGGGAATGATTGGGATATGTCAAATATTAAAAACATGGACGATTTTCATAAACCCGCTTTCGATGGAATTGGATTCGAGGATAGTATGAACGAACAAAGAGCATATTGGACAGCAGAATACAGTAACGGAGAAAAAATATCAGATACAAAAGCTGGGAAAACCGTAGCATGGATTAATTACATGACAAACTTTAATAAAACATTCGGAGAATTCGCAGCTGGAGAAAGCGAGGACTTCATGGTAATGAATAGAAACTATGAAAGAGACGAAGAAGATGACAGACTAATCAGTGACTTATCGACATATATAGACCCATCAAAATACAATCAAATTTTTGCAGACGTGTCACTATCAGCACAAAACTTTTGGGTACAAACAGCCGTACAAATGGAAGTAAGAAGAAATATATCAGCAAAACAAATTCCAAATTTATAAGAATATGAAAAGAACATATATCAAAGCAACAAAGCAAATAAAATCGGAAACTCCTAAACAAGGAGAACCAATAGAGATAAAAATAGCAAGGTTATTAAGTCAAGAAGAACCAATAAAAGACCAAGTGCCGTTAATCTACACAGAAAGAAAAACAGGCGTAAATCCCGAATATAACATAAGAACAGATAGATTCATGATAGCAATGGAAGCAATGGGGAAAATAAGTAACTACAAAACCTCAGAATATTTAAGAAACGGAAACGCAGGAGCAGAAGAAAAAAATAAAGACAATCAAAAAGAAGCCAATAAAAATGAAGGTCAAGAAACTGCATAACGTTTTTTTAAATGACTGAATTTTAGTAAAAAAAAACAACTAAAATAGCTACATGGAAAAAGTAGGGGGTCATACTCCCTACTTAAAAAAAATGAAAAAGCGCATGTAGCCTATATATATCAAGTATATAAACACTCTTACTTTAGGGAAAAAGAAGAGCGAAGAAAATTAAAAAGTTAAACCATCAAAAAATTAAGACATGGGAATTTTACAAGGAGCAGGAACGGGAGCAGCAATAGGAAGCGTCATTCCAGGGATAGGAACAGCAGCAGGAGCAATAGCCGGCGGAATCATAGGGCTAGGACAAAGCATTGGAGGTTGGATTTCCGGAAAGGACAAAGAGGAAAAACAAAGAGAGCATGAAAAAGAAATGATGGGGCTTCAATACCAATACAATGAAGCAGCAGCAAATAACAACATGACAAGAGCACTTGAAATGTGGAGAAAAACAGGATATGAAGCCCAAGGGCAACAAATAGAAAACGCAGGATTAAACAAAGCTCTAATGTATGGGGGAGGCGGAGCAAGTGCAACAAGTCAAAGCCAAGGGAACAGCGGAGTAAACAACACAGGAACACAAGCCGTAGCAATGGGATTACAAGCAAGAGCAATAGAAGCTCAAGTAAGCAATACCGAAGCAGATACAGCACTAAAGATAGCACAAGCAACAAAAGAGGCAGGAGAAGCATCGAAGAAACCAATAGAGTTAAAAATAGAACAAACAAACAAAGAGATAGCAGACCTAGAAAAAAGCCTAAAAACCCAAAACGTAGAAATAGGAGCAAACGAAATAGTGAGAACCTCAGCCATAGCACAAAAAGCAATGGAAGAATTAAACCAAGCAATGATGGAAACAGAAATAAAAAAAGAAACAAAAGATGCAATAATAGAAAGTACGATAAAAAATGTAACAAACTTAGAGGTTCAAATAGCACTAGGAATCGCAAAAACAAAAGAGACAAACAGAAACATAGAAGCAATAAGCGAACAATTAGAAGCATTAAAAAAAGACGTAATAACAAGACGAATAACAGCAGAAGCAGCCAAAGAAAACGCAAAAACTCTAGGGGAAAGACTAATAAAAGAAATGGAAGTAAAAGGGCAAGAATTAGATCTTCAAGAGAAAAGAATGATATTAGAGGCAGTACAAGGCGGTGTAGATTCTATGTTAAAATTCGGATTCTTAAAGAAGAAAGGAGGAAGATAAAATGTGTAAAAATAAAATAATTATAAAGAATAAAAGATACCAACCAACAAAAAAAAACGGATATACAAAAGAAACGCCTAGAGATAGGCGTTTAACTTATATAGAAATACCATGTGGGGAATGTAAAGAATGTAAGAAGAAAAGAAAAGAAATGTGGAGACTGAGAATAGAAAACGAATTATTAGATTCAAAATCGGCAATATTTTTTACAGGAACATTCAGTGATGAAGCCATCGAAAATATAAAAAAACAGTACGGAGTAAAAGAGGAAAATGACATAGCGACAAAAGCGAACAGATTATTCTTAGAAAGACTAAGGAAGAAATATGGCATCAAACTAACACACTGGTGTATAACAGAATTAGGAAGTAAAAAGGGAAGAATACACATCCACGGGATTTTCTTCATAAAAGAAAACCAAGATATTAAATATATAAAAGACAAAATAAAAAGAGAATGGGATTTTGGATGGAATTATCTAGGATATGTAGACCAGGGGAAAACAATAAACTATATAACAAAATACATGTTAAAAGAAAATGAAAACTTTAAAGAGTTTAAGCCAAAAGTATTAGCATCACAAAAAATAGGAATAGGCTTTATAGAAAGAAATAAAAGATTCTATAAATACAAAGAGGAGGACGGGGAGATAAAAGCAAATACAAAAATGGAATATTTAGATGGAAGAGAAACATATCTAATAAAATACTATAAAGAAAAATTATATACCACAGAAGAAAGAGAAAATATACTACTAAGTATATTAGACGAGAATAAAAGAAGAATAAACTCAAGAGTATTTAAAGGGTATGACTTAAAAACAGAATTAGAATACAACAGATTTTTAATTCAAGAAAGAGCCGTAACGGAAAGACTAGAACCAATAAAGGAAGAAGAAAGAACTCTAGGGAAAAAAATAAGGAAAATTAAAAAGGAAATTGAATACAGGAACTTAGATAAAGAAACACTATTAAAAAAAA